CGCGTGTTTGTTGGAAGTCTTCTTCTACTCCTTCTTTTTCGTAGGTTTGAGGTATGGTTTGTAGTGGAGGGTCGCCATAACTCCATCGTCCTGTACGAGCACCGTGAATTTTAACGTATGCGTGTACTCGACCGTCTTCTTTAATACGTTTACCGAACCCTGTAATGTAAGTATCATAATATCTAGCTACATGCCTGTATCGAATAAACTCATCAACAAATTCATGTAGTCCAGCTAGTTCCTTTAGTGTTTCCATATCAGTAGACGGAGCAGTTTTACCCATCTTCTTAACAGGTAAGCTAAGATACGTGTATAGAAACTTACTAATCTGTATTGGAGACTGTAGATTCAGTTCACCTTCCCATCCATTATCCTGAGCCATTTGCTGTAGCTTTTCTTCTAGTTCTAGATATAGCTTACCCCATTCAATAGCAAACTGCATGTGCTTCTTACGACTAATCTTAAAGCCTCTATACTGAACTTCTTTTACAGCATTAACAGCAGGTATGAGTATCTGCTCATACACTTGTCGAACATTATCAGCTTCTTGGAGTGGTTTAAAATACTCTGCAAGTCGAGCCGTATAGCACGCATCCTTAGCATTGTACTCGTATAGTAATTCACGTGGTATTTCACTAAGTCTCTTCTTACCTTTTTCTCGTACTTGCTCCCACCATCCTGTACCTAGATACTCACGTGCCAATGCCTTTAATCCATGTACGCCACCACGCTCATCAAGACTATAAGACATAAGCATAGTATCTTCATGTACAGTAAGCCATACATCGAGATTCTTTTTAATAATCTGAGTATCGAATTGTGCATTATGAAACGTCCACTGGACATCATTAGGCCAGTGAATTTGACTAGCTACTTCTGGCTCTTTCATACGCTCAATTAGTTCAAGCGGAAAGACCCAAGCCCTCTCGCTAGTAGATATACTAAAACACAGTAGAGTATCACCCCACACGTCAATAATATCAGGGGAAGGATTATAAGTTTCCACGTCAAAGGCGACTGGACAATCTCTTGGTAGAAAATCCAGAATAGTATTAACTTTAGCTGCGATACTATCATTGCTACCTTCAGCATGTAGTACCTCATATATTATTTGTGCGTATGGGCTTCCACCACCAGGAGTAGAATCACCTGTAATTCCTGAACCCCACCCACGCACATAATTCCATTTCTTTAAGTCACGATATAAGTCATAGATATAGTCTCCGCCTCTACTATCCTTACCATGCCTGTCATTTAATCCTTGTAGAATACCTGACGGATGATATGTAGGAATCAAGTATGCTTGATACTCTTCACTCCATATAACTGCACCACGCGCACCATTCTTACCTGCAAGTACTCGCCCTACGAAAGCCTCTGTAGCTATGGCTCCAAGAAGATATATGATCTTAGGCCCGATGCTTTTAATCTCTGCTTTGAGGCGTTCCCTACATGGTACCTGTTCAGTCGGTGTTGGATCATTCTTCCAATAACAGATAAGGTTGGTGCAATAGACATTATCTCTTTCAAGACCAACACTACGCAGAACACTATTGAGTAGCTGCCCACTAGGACCAGTAAACGGCGTACCTTTACGTACTTCATCCCTGCCAGGGGCGATTCCAACAAACATAATTTCTGCATTAGCATTACCGTATCCTCGAATACCATTCGAGTGGCACTGTGGTCCGTATACGTGTGTCTCTGTTTGTAGTTCAGCTAGAACCATTTTAGCTTGATGTCCTTTCATGCTTTTCAAGAATATCAAGCGATCTCTTATGTCGATTAATTAACTCTCGTATGCGTTCCTGTTGTAGTTCACTAGGATACATTGTCCTAGATTCAAAGCCAGTATGCTTTAGCGGCATAACCTTACCACAGCTACTCATGTAAGGCTTGCCATTCTTAGTTGTAATAATCATAGCTTCTTTCCTCCGTGCAAATACTCGCTAGCTCTATGTATTCCTTACCAACCTCTAGCATAGTTTTTCTCATTACAGTTATCTATTTTACACATCTACAAACGCTTATTACCATGTAAATGCGGGCGACCTCTATTGTATTCAGTCTTTAGCATATATACTTGTGTAACAGGTATTCCATAATACCCACAACTATCAAGTAGTCGAATCAGGCAATCTATTATTTCTATAGATACACCTTCTGGCTTTGGGTTACCTTCCTTATCTAACACAAAATATATCGTTTGTATTTCACATCCATTACGATACTCTTCTAATGCCTCTGCTAATTCACTAACAGCAAGCATCATCTTGTCGCCAAACGATTGATTTATACTATGAAATCCTTTCTCGTAAGCATTAGTATATGATTCAGACATAGCTTGACTAAGACTTACATTACCATTAGGCTTATACTCATAAGCCATTTTGCAGCACTCATTACAAGAATGGAAATTAACTGCGACATCATGCATACATACAACAGGCCGTAACATAATTAGCTTACTCCACTAAAGTTAATCTTGCCCTTTGATGACTTGATCTTAACTCTAACAGTTAAGTTATAACCCTGTAAGTATTCAAAGTCCTGCTTACGTTGCCCACACCTACAAAATACACCGAGTCTCTGTCTAATTATATCAAATAAGTGCATCTCCTGAGTACACTTTAATTTCTTGCTTTGAAGAGGCATAATACATTCCTATGTGTATCTCAAAAAGCACATTGCACAGGGGGTATAGTAGCGCGTAGCGACTACCGCCGTTCGCTACCTATCGCCTATTGCTACTCGTTACTCGTTACTCGTTACTCACGTATATCAATAACGGCCATTCCCGCCGTAACTAAATCATTATTTAGACACGCACCATCAACTACACGCCATACTGTGGCTAAGTACCTACCAAATGCATCGGACTTTTTTGTTTGTATAACAATAGGCCATTCTGTCATGTATAATGCATCAGCGCACCATAATGTAGTAAAGTCCTGTGCTAATATACCTTCCCGACGTGTTGAACCAGTCTTCTCTGGTGCATTAACTCCTAGCAATCGTATACGTTCTACTCTAGTAGAACGAAACCCACAATCAATAGTTATATCTAAAGTATCCCCATCAATAACTCTTTCTACTCTTGCACGAAAAACCCATAGGTGTCTGGGCATAGGTGTTGTTATCATACACTACCTGCATGACACTTACCATAGAGCATACTCCCGCCGTAGATAATACTATCCTGACTGTTGTACATTTCATTCAATACACCACCACACCTAGAGCAAGTATAGCCTACTGAATCAGCCTCTACTGTATACTTAGATGGTGGAGTTTGTACTGGATGGTGGCCCTCGCTTCTAACATCTACTAAGCCCTGCTCTAAGGTTTCTCGATACACCCCCGTATTAATTACGTGAGTAATCATCTCGTCGTATGTCATGGAATATCCCAACCTTCTCCTTGAACTGGTACATACGGTTTATGTGTACAACGATCGGCGTCTGTTATTTCAACTAAGCATCTAAAATGGGAGTATTGTTGGCAACGTTTACAGAAGAATATATCGCCAGTTGACCGATTGCAGTAGAAACACTTTGGAAACTGTATTACATTTGACATAGTACTGTACTACACTTAACCAACAGTAATCTTGGTAAGTATCTCGTCAGTAAGCAAACCTTTTCTCTTTAAATCTTCTATGGCTAATCTTCGAAAGTATCCTGATGCACTAGAGTCTTGACGATCCAATAGTAATTGTAATATTGATCGTAAGTCAGGCTCTAAGCATACTATTACAGTTTCACTCTTACGCTGTCTCATTTCTTACCTTAAAGGGGGTAGGCACAGCTACTCCATTAGGATTAACCACACCATTAATTCTCGGCGGCTCTTTCAATCTAAACTTCCATAGTCTAGTATTCCGCTTCTCGTCCACTTCCCAATCTACAAAGAACATTCCTTTCATTGCATCATGTAGTGTCCAAAACTTCTTTCCTAGAACTACGGCGTTCTTGTACTGTCTCTGGAACGCTTGCATATCTCTAGAGTGAGGTTCCAGTAATGCCCACCAATTACTCGGCGGGCGGAATACTTGTTCCTCATCCGAGTTATGCTTAATAGTCAAGTATTTGTACAACGCATCGAGTAGTAAGCCGTCTTCCTCCATAGCAAACGTTTTCTGTTCCGAGATTATAGTAGCAAGAGCAGAATTGAAGTCATCCAGTACTCCTACCGCTTTCGCTATCCACGCTCCATAGCGAGCAAAGTCCTGAATACGGAAATCTGTGAATCCGCTAACAGGTACCTCTATACTTAGAATTTTCTGTAAGTCCTGAATAATTAGTCCCCAAAGAGTACTACGATTGCTATGTATGTATCCTAGAATATCTGTCTCGCTGGCAAACTTCTTGAGTCGTTCGAGAGTAAGGATAATAAGTCTGTCCGTAACGTCTTCTCGTCCAAACTTTGGGTTATGAGCCGTAAGACCAATGAACGCCTGTCGAGTGAGTGTAATGGTATCATTGTTAGTGTATAGTTTCCGCTTCTTAACCTCACTAACTGCCGCTGCGAGTGCGAGCCTGTCTGGTAGCCATCGTTCCCACGTGTCAACATTATCAAATACTACCAAAGGGTCAGAAGCCGTCGCGTAATCGAAATTATCAGGACTAGTAATACTAGAAAGACTGCGACCCCTACCATAAAGAAGAGTATATACACGCCTAAATAGAGTGCTTTTTCCAGCACCAGGTTGACCAAAGACACACAGTATAGGGCGCGTGACAACGGAACTTCTGAGCAATAGCATAAGCATCCACACTTTGAGCAACGCTTTAGCTTCACTTACCTTCAATCCTATTATATTGTCTAAGGCGTTCTCGAATAGAATATCTTCCCATTTAGTATCATAATGCTTATAGTGTGGATTAATTATTTCATTCAAGGATGCCCAATGGAATACAAGATTGTCATAACCATTTGTGACTGTAGTAATATCTCGCGGAGTAACCCTGAGAACTTCCTTACGTCCTGTGTGCAGGTATACTGCATTCGTATCCATGTCATAGTAGGACAGTGCAGCGAGTTTACCAACAGCGGGCAGCCCTGCTACGTAAGATGATAAGTGACCAATAGTGTATGCTGATTCACGCTCAATAGGATTAAGTCCATACCATGCATCCAGGGTTGTTTGTAGAGCGTCAGAACGAGCTAAGATTGGCATGGGCCTACCGAGTACATTATCTATGAACCATGAGGTACCATCGGCACAGTTAATGAACTGTCCGCGAGCCTTCATGTTCTCTCTGACTGTCTGTGCAAGGTAAGCTAGCTTCTCGTGTCCCAATCCTGGAAACCGCCTAATTTCTTTAATCTTTTCCTTATAGTCACCAGACATATGCTCGCTGTACACTTGTTGTTGTGCACGGAGAACATCCTTCATTAATTCAACATCGCCGTTGAATCGAAGACTGGTGAACTTATTATTAGCACTACCTCGTGCTAAGAAGAACACTTCCTTAGAGCTTAGTCCTGCACGAAAAGCTGCTATATTTAGTGCCCACAGTGCGGCACTGCGATCCCTTGCCTCAAAGTTATACTGTGTAACTACTTTAGGCGGTAGCTTACTGCGAACTTTCTCTAAGAATTCTTGAGGTCCGCTGCTAACTTTAAGAGCCTCTTTAATGAATTGTTGTGCATCTTCACCATCGACAGTTCCGTTTGCTGATTTTGTAGGAACTTCTGCAAAGTGCTGGAAACTTCCAATATCATGAGTCTTATGTGTTGAAGGTAGAATAGTAACAATATCGGTATCACGATCCCATTTATAATTAACACTACCAGGAACACGTACTCTCTTACCGATAAACCATCCTGTACGGTCACAAGCAGGAATACCGTAAGTAATGCGCTTACTAGTACGCTCGTGTACATTGCGATCAACGGCATCCGTCAGTATCCAATATGCTTGATGTCTACCAGCACTTGTTTGTACAAGTATACTAGGTCGTGGCTGTATAGTTAATACATTGGCATCATCTAGATCGGCGACTATAGTCCGACCGACAATCGCAGCCTCTTTAGTCGATTGCTTAACTTTGAATAGGTACGGAGAAAAGTATACATTCTCGTCACGGAGTTGCCCGACTCTACTGCATATATCGTTAAGCTGTCTTGGATATTCATACCACTCTTCTTTCCATCCTGTACCATCAGCTTTCGCGTGGCAAAGGTTAAACCAGCCTTCTCCGCCAGTTACCACTTCTTGCAAAAATTCGGCTAACTTCATGTTATCCGATTACGCCCCTAACTCATACAATTCCACTTCTTATTCTGTTGTAGTATTCCTCAAAGGTTTCGTCAGGCCAGCGTTCTGGCATCTCATGTGTTCGCTTAGGTAAGTTCTCGTACTCTTCGGGAGTGTAATGTATTTCATGCGGCGAGGCGGTGCTACGTTGCTTTGCCTTAGTAACTCTGCCCTTTAGGTTCCTATACTTTTGCTTGTATATATCGGAGAGTGTACTCTTTTCTCTTTCTCTATCTACTGCTGCCCGTATAAGGTTTTGATTGACATTCTTATTCATACCCGATTTTCTCTATTGTGGTATCTTGCTTTGTACCGCAATCACATCCATATGCTTGTAAGCATTGAAAGAGCCGTTTTTCAAGTGCATGAAACAGTTGAGAGTCTTTTACCCAATACTTACTTACAGGAACAGTACTATACACTTTGTGCTCAGTACATTCTGCTCTAAACATCATATTGCCAGAAAGGTCTAGTGTCTCTCCAGTATTGTCATCTATAGTTATTTCATCCATAATTATTTCGTGTGTAGATAAAACCAAAGTCATCTGTCATCAATCCACGGCGGATTACGCTGCGCGAGCTAGCCCCTGTGCAAAGCGAATTCTAAGATAAAAGATATTATAAAGATACTATTAGATATCTACTGCTTCTATATCCTTGTGTACGCTTACTTCGGCTGATACTGCATTATACATAATCTGTACTGTAGCTACAAGATGCTGTAGAACAACTACAAAATCTGTAAGAGTTCTTTCATCATCGTCTATATCTATACGAATATTAAAGTATACGTTTCTCTTTGCCATTGTGACCTCCGTCTGCATAAGAGTTAGAGACTAGCATGGGAATATACTATAGCTGATGGCGGACTATAGTATATATCAGTGTGAGAGTCACTGTTCCATGCTAGTCTCTGTCAAGAGTAGTACAGAAACCTATTAGAATGTGTCACGTCACTCTAATAAGTATCAGTGCTCGGTACACCTACTATACTACTCTTGGTGGGCCGTCCGCGACTCGAACGCGGAACCTTCTCCATGTAAAAGCAAACCTATCGGCCCTGGTACCGCGTCTGAGAATCGAACTCAGTCTTACAGGATGTAAACCTGACGTGCAAGACCACTACACTAACGCGGTATCGTAGGGTAGTAGACTATCACAGTAGCTCGTCACTGGTTCGTGTAGCACGAATATTAAGCACTGGTTCGGTACTTAACGTTCAACGAGCATTTACGTTGTTTGCTTGACCAACTGTGTTTGGAATTGCTCTACTATGTAGCTTGATTGTTACCTTTCAAGT